ACCCGCGCTCTCTACTTGAAGTTGTTCAGTGGAGAAATGTTCAAAGGATTTCAACGCAATACAATCGCTCGTGATTTGATCATGAAGCGTACACTTAAGAACGGCAAATCATTGCAGTTCATCTTCACAGGTCGTACCAAAAGTGAATTTCATACGCCTGGAAATTCTATTCTCGGAGATAGCAACAATGCTCCTCCAGTGGCTGAAAAGACGATCACGGTAGATGATCTTCTCATCAGTTCAGCATTCGTTTATGAATTGGACGAAGTACTTTCTCACTACGATCTTCGTTCTGAAATCTCACGTAAGATCGGCTACGCTCTTGCAGAAAAGTATGACCGTCTTGCATTCCGTGCTATTGCACGTGGTGCACGTAAGGGTTCTCCTATCAGTGCAACTGGTTATGTTGAGCCCGGTGGTACACAGATTCGTGTTGGTGCAACAACTAACGATTCTGATGCTTACGTTGCTTCTAACTTGGTATCTGCATTTTATGATGCAGCTTCTGCTCTTGACGAAAAGGGAGTTACTTCTGATGGCCGTGTAGCTGTCCTGAACCCTCGTCAGTACTATGAATTGATCCAAGCTGTTGGTAGCAATGGTTTGGTTAATCGTGATGCACAAGGTACTGCTTTGCAAGGTGGTAACGGCATCATCGAGATTGCTGGTATTAAGATCTACAAATCAATGAACATCCCGTTCCTTGGTAAGTATGGTACTGCTTACGGTGGTACAACTGGTGTAACCGCACCTGGTAATACTGGTGACTTCGTGGGTGAATCTCTTGAAGATGCATCTGATCTTCAAACTGGTATTAATAATGATTATGGTACTGCAGCCCAATTTGGCTCTAAGTCCTGTGGTCTTATCTTCCAGAAAGAAGCAGCCGGTATGGTTGAAGCAATTGGTCCTCAGGTTCAAGTAACCAGTGGTGATGTCTCCGTGGTTTACCAGGGTGACGTTATGCTTGGCCGTTTAGCGTGTGGCTGTGATTATCTTAATCCTGCAGCTTCTGTTGAACTGTATGTTGGTGCTTCTGCTCCTTCTGATTTCTAATTTTTATGTCATATGGGAGTCTCTTCGGAGGCTCCTTTTTTTTAACTATTTATTGAGAATAATACTCATTATCAATTATGCCTTTCCCTAATACTGGCTCCAATACTGAGCTACAAGCTGTTAATCAGATCCTGGCGTCAGTTGGTCAGGCTCCTGTCACTACGCTAGATACAGAAGAAGTCCTCGTATTTAATGAGGTATCAAGAATTACAGGCTTCTTAGATTCTACTAAACTTTTCACTAATACAAATAATATTCCAGCTGGTACTTACATTTCTGGTATTGGTGTTGCTAATAATACAGCAATTGCTGCTACAGAAACCGTGTTTTCTACCACAGGTTCTATTACAAGTAATGTACTTACTTCTCCATCCCCATATATTCCGAAGAATACTTTTATTACTGGAACTGGAATTTCTACTGTATTAGTGCAATCAGGCCCAAGTGGTTCTGGTCCTTATACTTATACAGTTAGTGCACCTGATGCTACATCTACTGCGCTAACATTAGACCCTATTCTCTATAGTTACACTACTAATATTGAGCAAACAGTAGGTACTCCAGATAATAATCTTGAACTTTCTAGAGCTATTGTTACTCAAAAAGTAGAAACTCAAACTAATCCCGATGTAGCAATTGCTCACAATACATTGAAAGAAGTTTTACGTGAAGTACAATCTGAAGGGTGGTCTTATAACACAGAAAGAAACTACGATCAGTTCACACCTGATGCATCAAAAAAAATACTTATTCCTAACAATGTAATCCAAATGGATTTAAGCCAAGACTATGCAGATAATCTTGGTCGTAATGTTGTTAACCGTGCTGGTTATGTTTACGATAATATTAAACATACTGACATCTGGGATACAGACGAAACTTTATATTTTGATGTGCTATGGGAAAGAGATTATTCTGACATCCCTCAACCTATTCAATCTTACATTGTAGCACGTGCAGCCGCTATTGTATCTAGCAGGATTATTGGTGATCCAAATCAATATCAAATGCTACAGCAAAAAGAAGCTTATGCTAGATCCATGGCTCTTGAATATGATTGTAATCAAGGAGACCATAGCTTCTTTGGCGCACCAAAACAAGGTAACTACTACAAGAGCTACAGTCCCTTTGATTCCCTGATTCGATAATGCCAGCAGCAACTCAATTGACACCTAACTTTCTTGGTGGTGTCTCTAAACAAAATGACGACAAAAAATTAGAAGGACAATTAACTGAATGCATTAATGGTTATCCTGACCCCACCTTTGGTTTGCTTAAAAGGCCAGGTATGAAACATGTTAATGTTTTGAAAAAACAAAATGGAGATGTATTTACTGAAGCAGAACTAGCCAATGCAGTATGGTTTTATATTGATCGTGCTTCTGCTGGTTCTTATATTGGTTGTATTAAAGGTACAAATATTTTTGTTTGGACAGCATCAGAGGGTACGTTCTGTACTATCACCGCACCAAACGGAGTTGACCCCTACCCTACTTCTTATCTGAATGGTCTTGTTCAGGATGATTATCATTTCCGTAGTATTCAAGATACAACAATTATTACAAACAAAACTGTTGTAACTGAGATGTTACCTGCTACTTCGTTTGTACCTAATTCAATCGCTACACTAAAACTAATTACAGTTGTGGAAACGTTTGAATACATTGTTACTTTTCCTGGTATGGCAGCTAACAATACAGATGATGTAGTAGCCAGTGTAACTACTCAAAATAATACAACATTTGATGACATGTTGTTGTATGACCCAGCTGATGTTAACAATAATGCTCATTTAATTGATGCAATTAAAAATGTTATTGAAACACAGCATACAGCAAACAATCCTAATTTTGATGGTACTTGGTATTTAGAAGGTTATACTAACAGTATTGTTCTTAAACATAGTACTGGTACTAATGTAGTAAGAACTGATTATAGAGCAGTTACTGGTACTCCTGTATCATTCCCAATTGATGCAAGAGGTGGTCTTAATAATATTGCATTAGAAATATTTGAGGACGATGTAACTGATATAAGCAAACTTCCACTAGAATCTTTTGGTGGACATAATGTAAAAATCTTAAACAGTGATACTGATCAAGATGATTATTATGTTGAATTTATTGCTTATGATACTTCTTTAAATAGAGGGCGTGGTTATTGGCAAGAAACTTTAGCACGTGGTATATCTAGTGGTGTAAATGCAGACACTATGCCACACGAGTTTGCTAACACAAGTTCTACTACATTTACGTTTGGACCTATTAATTACACAGCAAGACGTGCAGGTGATGATTTATCTAGCCCTGTACCATCTTTTATTGGATCACCTATTAATTCTACATTTTTCTATAGCAACAGATTTGGTGTCTTAGCTGCAGATAATGTTGTACTTGGTGTCGCCAATGATGCTTATAATTTTTTTGTTAAGTCAGCATTGACTCAGATTGATTCAGATCCTATCGATCTAAACGTCTCTAGTGTACGTCCTGTTAAATTGTCTGAAGTATTACCTTCCCCACAAGGTCTTATCTTATTTAGTGAACGTCAACAGTTTCAACTATATGCAACTGATGCTAGTACTCTTACCCCTAATTCTGCTGTAATCCGAGCCCTTGCTAACTATGAAATGGCTACTGATATTTCTCCTGTAGATATTGGTACTACTTCTGCATTTATCAGTAGAGTTCCTGGTTACAGTAAACTCTTTACTATGGCATTACGTGATGTAGAGCAAAGTCCTATTGTTATAGATATCAGTAAAGCAGTTTTAGAATGGATACCTGCTACTGTTGATGATCTTACTACAAGCCCACCTAACTCTGTTGTAATGTTAGTTGATAGAGATACATCTTACTTGTACCTATATCGTTATTACAACAACGGTGAAAAAGATTTATTTCAAGCTTGGACCAAATGGGAATTACCTGGTGTTATTCAAGCTGCAAAAATTATTAATGATAATGTTGTAGTAATCCAAAAAATTCAAGATCAATATTCTATTGGTTCTATAGTACTTGATGAGATCCCTACAGGAACCTCTGTATCGGATACAACTGCCTTTGAAGGTAATGCATGTTTAGACTTAGCTACACGTCCTGTAAGCCCTGCTGTGGGTGTCTCAGCGGTTGTATATGATGAAACCTTAGATCGTACTAAAATTTACATACCTTACAAACCTTTTGAAAATAAAAAAGGTGCTATGCTTCTTAATGTACCTAAAGCAGAAGTCAATAATACTACAGCTGCACTAGATGCAGATGCTGGTTATTGGTCTGAAGTTGATGGGTTTATTGAACCAGGTACTGGTTATCATTACTTTGCAATTAAAGGTGATTTTACTGGTTATGCTGACGGTATGCTTGTAGGTTATAACTATGAACTTAACGTAACACTACCTAAATTTTACTATAGACGTAACGAAACCACTACTGATTATACTGCAACATTAACTATTGCTAGAGTCAAATTTTCACTTGGTAGGACTGGTGCTGTTGTATTTAAATCTAAAGCCCAAGGTACTAACGAATGGGTTGCTGTAAAAAATGTAACTGAAGGTAGTTATTATACAGGTGACAATAATCCAATTAAAGAGAATAAAATTTTTACTGTACCAATCAATCAACGTAATACTAATTTTGAACTTAAAGTAACAAGTAATTTACCGTACCCTGTATCGCTAGTTTCGATGATGTGGGAAGGATATTATGCACCACGTTTTTATAGGAGGGCTTAATGATTAA